CATTTCTGTTTCATCTGTGATCCAAGAACCGATTTCAGCCTTTACTATTACGGGAAGCCAAATTACATTTACAGGAAATCCTGCTGCATCAGATACTTTTTTCGGAGTCGTACTCGGTGATACGTTCGACATCGGGACACCGACAGACGCGACGGTGACCGCTGGTTCTTTAGCGTCAACATTTTTTTTAAAAAACGCCCAGACATGGTCGAGTATATCTATGTCGGGTTCTAACAACGGAGCATTGGTTGGTCCAGTTACAGTAAGTGGAACAATCACTATTCCATCAGGGAGCACTTTCGCAATATTATAATGAGTACACTTGAGACAAATTTAATACAACCCGCTACAGGCACAACTTTAACAGTTGGCGCTTCAGGAGATACAATAACTATTCCGTCAGGTGCAACTATTTCTAATTCTGGAACGGCATCAGGATTTGGAAAAATTTTACAGGTGGTTACTGCAACCGATAATAGTGTTAGGTCAACAACTTCTACAAGTTATGTAACTGCTTCTAATACTTTATCAGTTGACATAACTCCATCTGCAACTTCGTCAAAAATTTTTGTTACAACTCAGTTTACTGTTGGACTTGCAGCAGATGACCAAGTTGCTACGTATACAATTTATAGAGATAGCACTGATTTAGGAGATAGTGGTGGTGAAGGGATGGTGAGAGCAGCAGTATTTAATGCTGGTTATGATGCTTATTTTCCTGCTGCTATGAGTATTCTTGATTCACCTTCATCTACCTCAGCTTTAACGTATCAAGTCTATATGAAAACAAGTAAAAGCACTGGTTATATTAATTATGGTGCCGGAAAAGTATCAATAACAGCATTTGAGGTAGCAGGATAATGAAAAATAAAATTATAGAAGCAGTTTTAAAAATTAAACCTGATGCACAGCTTAGTGTAAGTGGAGAAGATATTAATAGTATTGTTTGGGAACATGGAGAAACTCCAATTTCTAAAGCTGATATAGAAGCTCAAATTCCTATTGTAGTAAAAGAAATGGAAGATGCAATTACTAAAAAAACAACCGACAAAGCTTCAGCTGATGCAAAATTAAAAGCTTTAGGATTAACAGACGACGAAATAGAGGCATTTAGATCATAATGGCAGACGGAATTTTAAAAGTAGGACAAATTCAAACAAGCTCTGGATCAGGGACGATTACTATTGGTCAATCTGGAGAGACTGTTAATATTTCTGGAACTTCTGGAACAGGTATTGGAAAAAATTTACAGGTAGTTTCAACTGCTAAAACAGATACTACTTCAACAACTTCAGGTAGTTTTGCAGATATATCAGGAATGAGTTTAAGTATAACACCTGCTTCAACGTCTTCTAAAGTTCTAATTTTGGTACAAACTTATATTTGTGGTGGTTCAACTGCTAATCAACCTATTAATCTTTTAAGAGATAGCACAGTCATAGGCGTTGCTGATACATCAGCAGACTATACAATGCCTTTTAGACAAGGTGCAGATGCACAAAATCAATATCAAATGTTTAATTTAACTACAACATTTCTTGACTCGCCTTCAACAACAAGTGCAACCACGTATAAATTACAATGGAAAACAAATTCAGGTACTCTGTATCTTAATAGAGCTGTTGACGAGGGTGGTTTAGGAAGTGGTGTTAACGCTTGTTCAACAATTACAGCAATGGAAATAGGTGCATAATGACAGATATAATAAAAGCAATCATAGCAATTAAACCAGATGCACAGGTAAGTGTTAATGCAGAAGATCTAAACCAAATAACATGGCATGATGGTAATCCTACTAATATTACTAATCAACAAATTACAGATAAACAAGCAGAGTTACAAACTGAATATAATAATTTAACTTATGCAAGATCAAGAAAACAAGCATACCCAAGTGTAGAGGAATTTATGGAAGCATATACTGAAAAAGAAATTTTAGCCGATACTGGTAAATGGGATAAATATGTTATAAAATACAACAAAGTAAGGAGCGATAATCCGAAATAATTATGACTAGTATATTAAAAGCAGACACAATTCAGGACGCAGCAGGTAATAATATTATCAACGAATCTGGTGATACTATTACTATCGGTGCATCTGGTGATACTACTAACATTGTTGGGACATTACAGAACAATGGTTCTGCTGTTGGTGGACTTACTGGAATGGATATGTGGAGACAAACAGCAAATACAACGTCTAATGCTCAACCAATTACATCAAATTGGGAAAGAGTTGATACAGGAGGTTTTGCTGGAATTGGTACTGCTTTTTCTGCTCCTAGTTCTGGTATTTGGACTTTTCCTTCAACTGGTATTTGGGAAGTTCATTTTTCATACAATGTACAGTCTACAGTTAGTGATGTAACAGTTAATAGCGCAATACAAATTACAGAAAATAATTCATCTTATACAATAAGAGCTTTTGGAACTTGTGGAGTTGGTACTGCAATTACTTGGAAAGCGCAAGTTCCTGTCTCTGTGATTGTTGATGTAACTGATACTACGCAAGTAAAATTTAAATTAGATATTGATAACCTTACTTCTGGTTCAGTAATGGTAGGTAATACTGATGCTAACTATAGTTATGTCATTATGAAAAAATTAGGAGAAACGTAAAATGGATAGAGATTATTTACAAGAAGCATTGGCACATTTTAATCAAGGTAAACCTCAATGGTATGGTTGGAGAAAAACAGATGACAATGGTGCTGTAATTCCAAATAACCAACGAATGAAATATGAACATATTATTTTAAATGATAACACTGCAACAATACCAAGTAAAGCTGAAGTTGATGCAAAGATACAAGAAATTAAAGATGCTGACACAGCTAAAGCAAACAACAAAGTTTCAGGCAAAGCAAAATTAAAAACCGGCGAGGCTCTTACTGACGCAGAAGTGGAGGCATTGTTCGGATAATGGCACTAACAAGAATTCCAGCACCAGCAATAGCAGATGTTCGCGAACCGAACTTCAGGAATATTGTAATTAATGGAGATATGGCTGTTGCACAAAGAGCAACTTCACAAGCAAGTATTACTACAAGTGGTTATTACACATTAGATAGAGCTAGAACAGCAATAAATAATGGTGGTACATGGACACAATCACAATCAACAGAAGTACCAAGTGGTCAAGGTTTTGCAACTTCATTAAAAATGGATTGTACAACCGCCGATAGTTCTTTATCTTCTGGTGATTATCTTCATGTTCAATATCCTATTGAAGCACAAAATTTACAATACTTAAACTATGGAACAGATTCGGCTCAAACTTTAACATTATCTTTTTGGGTAAGATCAAATAAAACTGGAACTTACTGTATTTGTTTGCAGAAATCAGACAATACTAGATATGATTATGTTGCGGAGTATTCTATTTCATCTGCTGATACTTGGGAAAAGAAAACAATTATAATTGCTCCAGATAGTAATATAAAAGCTGCTGGTGGTGCTATAGATAATGATAGTGGAGAAGGTTTTAAATTAAAATTTACTTTACTTTCAAGTGGTAGAACTGGAACAAATAATACTTGGAACTCATCAACTCCAGCAGACGCAACATCTAATCAAGTCAATCTTGCAGATAGTACATCAAACGAATGGTATGTTACAGGAGTACAATTAGAAGCCGGTTCGGTAGCCACGGATTTTGAAGTAGAGACATTTGGTCAGAATTTACAAAGATGTCAGAGATATTATGAAAAAAGTTATAATTATGCAGACCCACCTGCAACAACAGGGAGTGGAGGTTCTAATGGATTACAATTTGGAGGAGCAACCGCAAATATAGATGCAAGTGTTTTAATGTCTGTAAGAAAAAGAGCAGCACCTACTTTAACAGTTTATGACCTAGCTGGCACTTCTAACAAAGCGTCTTATTATACTGGTTCTTGGAACAATGGAGGCTCTCTTGGTGGTAGTAGAGCTAAAGAAACTTATGTTCATGTCGACACAAATATATCTAGTTCAACCATAGTTGCATGGCAATATACAGCGGCGGCGGAGTTATAATTATGATTACATCAGTTAAAAAAAATTATAATAAATACAATAACGAGTTTGAAAGTTACGAACTGACAAGAGATGGAATTACAATGTGTGTACCACTAGACGAAGCAAACACAGATTACCAAGAAATTCAAGAATGGGCCAAGATAGAGGGCAATAACATCATCGACAACGGAGCGTAGACCATGCTCTTCGGAACAGCGGCATTTTCTGAATTACCTTTTGCATCTATTACCAATAATAATAGTGTAACAATTACACCTACTAAGATTCAAGTAACTCTTGGTATTGGTAATATTGGAATTACAGCTGATTCTGTCACAGAACTTCCACACGCTAGTCAAGTTGTTTTAGGACTTGGGACTGTTACTGTTACAGCTAGTGCCGAGGTTGATCCAACTAAATCATCATATGTTTTAGGTACCGGAAACGTTACAGTTAGCGCAGATGCTAATGTGACGGCTGTTAAAAATCAGGTTGTAATTAGTTCAGGAACTGTTACAATCGAAGCTGACGCAAATGTTACACCTACAGGAAGCACTTTCACGCTTTCTTCCGGGGTGGCACAAGCGATAACATGGAGTGAAATTGGTCCTGGTGTTTCAATGGTATGGACACCGATAGACCCTTATTAAAATTATGGCATCAACTTATTCAACAAATACCCAATTAGAACTTATCACAACTGGTGAAAAAGCTGGTCAATGGGGTACAATTACTAATACTAATCTACAAATTTTAGAACAATCAGCTACTGGAGTGGCTTCAATTGATATGGCTGCTGCTAGTGTTACATTAGCTTTAACTGATGGCGCTACTTCTAATGGTAAAAATATGTACTTAAGATTATATGGTACATTAGCGGCTAATAGAACTTTAACTATGCCAGCTACAGCCAATAGAGTTTGGTTTATAAAAGACGATACTAATAGAAATGGAACTAATAAATATACATTAAGTGTTTTAACTGCTTCAGGAACATCACAACCTGTGCCAGTTGGAGCTACGATGATGTGTAAATCTGATGGAACGAACACTGTTACTACTCTTTTAGAAAAAGGATTTGTTCCAATAGACCATACTTACACACCTTATTTAGCCGTTGCCGGAGATCAAATTTTTTGTAATACTTCTTCAGCTATTTTAACGGTGACACTACCAGCTTCACCTTCAACTGGTGATGAAGTTACTATAATTGATTCAAGAGGAAATTTTAATTCTAACAATGTTACTGTTGGTAGAAATGGGTCTAATATTATGGGTGCTGCATCTGATGATGCTTTAAATGTAAATGGACAATCAGCAACACTCATATATCTTGATGCTACTAGAGGCTGGGCTTATAAAAACAATACGACAGTATTCCCAACATAGGAGCTTAAAAGATGGCTCTTACATCTATAAAATTTTTACCAGGAGTTGATAAGCAAGACACAAGTGTCGGTGCTAATGGTCGATGGGTAGATTCCGATAATGCTAGATTTAGATATGGTCTTCCTGAAAAAGTAGGAGGATGGGCTTCTTTATTATCAGACACAACTATTCATGGAGTTGCTAGAAAAGTTCACGCCTTTGTAGATACCGATGGAAATAGATATGTAGCTATTGGTACAGATAAATTTTTACTTATTTATTTTGAAGGACAATTATATGATGTTACTCCGTTTAGATCTAATAACTCAGGGGCTCAAATTACTTTTGGGGCTTCTACCATAACTACTAATAGTACTGCTCCCGGTACTTCTATAACTATTACTACAGGATCTGCTCACGGTTTAGAAGTAGGAGATATAGTTGCTTTAGAATCTGTTACCATGCCTACTGGTTCAGGTATAAATAAAAACAATATTGAATATACCAGTAGTGATAAACAAGTTTGTCAAGTTATAACCGTTCCAAGTAATGTTACATTTACTATTACATCTCCAACAGCTGAAACTGCAGGAGGTGGTTCAGATTTAACTTCAGGAAGTGCATGTATTGTATCTCCTTATCAAAGAGTTGGACCTGCAGCTCAAACATATGGTTATGGTTTTGGTGTTGGAACTTTTGGAGGAAACATTACTGGAAGTCAAACAAATGATTTAGATGGTGCATTACTAGCTGATACAGCTGGAACAGGTGGTTCTGGAACTGCTGTAAGTTTAACATCTACAACTGGTTTTTCTAATCCAGGTGTAGCATCTGTTGGAACTCTAGGTACAGGAGAATTAATTTCTTATACCAATATATCCTCTAACGATTTAACAGGTATTACAAGAGGTGCTTTTGGAACTGCAACTCCAGGAACTTCAAACGGACAAGCCCATAGCGATGCAACTATTGTTTATGATGCAACAGATTGGAATGGGTGGGGAGAAGCGGTCAATGCTTCTAGTGTTTCACTTGAACCAGGACTATGGTCTTTAAGTAATTGGGGACAAGTTTTAGTTGCAACAATTTCTAATGGAAAAACTTTTACATGGGATTCTGGTATTAGTGGAGATGCAAGATTCACGGCAAGAGCTTCAACCACTACAAATAATTATGCAACAAATATTAATGGAGCTTTAGGAAACCCAACAGCTTCAAGACTAACTTTAATATCTCCAACCACACGTCACTTAATTCATCTTGGAACAGAAACAACTGTTGGTACAGCTTCTACACAAGACGATATGTTTATTAGGTTCTCGGATCAAGGATCAATTAATACCTATGCACCAGCAGCTGATAACAGTGCAGGAACATATAGACTGCAAGATGGAACTAAAATTATGGGATCAATTGTTGCCAAAGAAAATATTCTAGTATGGACTGATAATGCATTGTATTCAATGAAATTTGTTGGTTCTCCTTTTACTTTTGGATTTGAACAGGTTGGTACAAACTGTGGATTAATTGGTCAGAATGCATGCTGTGAGATTGATGGTGTTGCTTATTGGTTAAGTAACAATGGTTTCTTTGCATTTGATGGTACGGTTAATTCATTGCCTTGTGCTGTTGAAGATTATGTTTATGATAATTTTGATACTACTAAAGGTCAACAAGTAGCAGCTGGTATTAATAACTTATTTACAGAAGTAGTTTGGTTTTACCCATCTTCAGGTTCAACTTATAATGACAAATATGTAGTATTTAATTATGGTGAATCTAAACAAGTACCAATGGGTAATTGGTATACAGGAGTTAATGCTAATTCAATTCGAACTTCTTGGATTGATGCTATTGTTTATCCAAAACCTTATTCTACTTATTATAACAGTGCGGCAGTAGGAAGTTTTCCTGATGTAGTGGGGTCTGCAGGTTTAGGTCAAACTACTTTTTACGAACAAGAAACAGGAACAGATCAAATTAATCCTGATGGAAGTACAACTGCTTTAACATCTTATATTGAATCTTATGATATTGCTTTACAACAAGATCAACCAGAACTGTTTTTAGCTATGAGAAGATTTGTTCCAGACTTTAAAACTTTAACAGGAAATGCAAAAGTAACTATTGGATTAAAAGACTATCCTTCTTCAACAGCAGGTAATAGTACTTACAGTCCATTTACTATTACATCTGCAACCACTAAAGAAGATACTAGAGCTAGAGGAAGATATGCTAGTTTAAAAATAGAAAACGATGGTGCAGGAGAAGCATGGAGATTTGGAACTTTCCAAATAGATTTACAACCAGACGGAAGAAGATAATGACAAAAATAGTAGTAAGATTACCAGAACCTAAAAGAGAATACACAGAAGATAACCAAAGACAAATTAACAGAGCAATTAGTTCTATGATTGAACAATTAAACTCTACATATTTACAACCAGAAAAGGATGATCAAGAAAGATTTAATTTCTTCATGTCATAATGGCAAACGTATATAAAAATATTCAGGCTAAAATTACCCCGGCGGGTTCAGATCATGATATGTATGAGTCTCCATCAGCTACGACTTCTATAGTAAAAAGTGTTAAGTTATTTAATAGTCATAGTGGTGCTTTAGATGTAGAGATTAAAGTACGTGATGAATCAGACAGCACTGATTATGAATTTGATAAAGTCAGTATAAATGCTAGTGGAAGTATTGATTTATTAACCTTTAATAATGTTATTATTTTAGAGGCTGGCGATAAAATTAAGATGCAATGTGCCACAGGAAATGTTATAAAAATGACTGCCTCTGTATTACAAATTTCAAGACCTACCGAGGTTACAACAACATAGGAAAATATGCCATTTATAGAACAAGAAGCTAAAGACGAAATACAAAAAATAGACGGTAAAGATGTAAGAGTTATTACACCTGAAGTAGAAGTAACACTTACTAATACTGAAACAGGTCAAGAATATTTATCAGATAAAGAAGCTGATGATGATGTAGACCACCCAGATACACCTACTAAAAGAGTCT